GAGAAGAGAAGGAGAGGGGTGAAGACCCCTGCGCGTAGCCATTGATGATCGTATCTCGAGCGAGCAAGTCGCGCGACTGATACGACTGAATGACGTTGGTTTTAACGTTGTGCTCGAACCGATCGACAATCGCGAAGTTCGTACCGATCAAGTCGAGGTCCATGCCGTCTTCGTACGTTGCCGGCGTGAGCGTATATTGCTCGACCGAAACGTCCGAGGGGGTGATGCCGTTATTGAGCGCACCGTCATCGGCAGCCGAGGAGGCTGACGTGGCGATCTGAATCGGCGCCTTCAGGCCCGGACGGGTCTTGGTCAGCGTCGTACCGATGTGCTCTTCGAATTGTTCGAGGTCCGCCAGTGCGGCGTACTCGTTCTCCGGTTCGGCGTAGTCCTCAAGCGCACGCTCGAGATAGCCTTCCTGGATCAAGGGTTGGAGCTGCGTCGGCAATGCGGCGAGCGCGTCGTCGAACAGTGCGACGAATACCGGCAGCGCCGCGAGGGCGACGGACGCCTTCGTGGATTTCATGTAACGTTGTCCTTTGCTCTAATGAAGAGTGAGGGTCGTCACCCGCTGTCCGACTCGTCGCGAGTCGCGCTTGTGGTGTCGATTCCGAAATGCCGCACGCGTCGCGCACGCGGGGAGTGAATGTGCGGTGCGTTACCGGAGTGAGGCTTTATAGCGAGCCATTGCGTCTTTCGCGTTTACATTCGAATCGCGGAAGTTCGCAACTTTGAACCCGCCTTGCCCGCCGGTTGCGCCGCCCGCAACCGAGGCTCCAGTACCAGTCGCGTTGCCGCGGTTGTCGGCATCTGCGCCTTGACCGCTGCCCTGTTGGCCGGCTCCCGCACCGCTGCCGGAACCATTGCCGTTTGCCGAGCCTGCGCCGTTTCCGGAACCTGCCTGGCCGTTTGCGCCGTCGTTCGCTCCGCCGTCCGCGGCTTTGAAGAACACCGGCTTAGCATCTTTGAACTTCGCGAGCGACTCGCCAACGCCAACGACATCACCCGTCTTGTCGTCAATTTTGATGGTCTCGCCCGCATGTTTGAGGAACAGATCCACGACGTCGGGATCGATTACGCCGTTCGCGCGTAATGCTTCACGCGCTTCCATGCGAATCGAACGCTGGTCAACCAGCGACTGCCGCGATTGCAACGAACCCAAATCTTTCCGCAGGTCCTTGTTCTCGCGCCGTCGGGTTGCGCTCTCATCGTTCAGTTCGGCGATGCGCCGATCTTGATCCGCGAGAAGACGATGTGCCTCTGTCAGATCCGTTGGGTACGAGCGGTCCGCACCGGAATCGTTGCGGGAAAACTGCCCGCGTCCGTTCCGCACGCCGGAATTCGCCCCGCTGGCTGCCGTTGCGCCGTTACCTTGGCCCGCGTCTCCACCATCAGATACACCGGCGTCTCCGGCGTCATCGAACAGGGCAATAGCAAACGGAAGCGCGCTCAGGCGCTTAATGATCTGTCCCACGTTGGAAGTCCCTTCCTATCTCTGGGCGCGTCGCGCGCCGTTATTCAGTGCGAACGTTATAGGTCGCGGTGATCTTGGCGTGATTCTCGACGAGCGCAAGTTCTCGCTCCTCGGATGCGGCTGCCTCAGCCTGAATGTCCGCGAGTTCTTGGTCTGGATTGTCCACATCGAAGATGCCCGCGCTTGCGGCAACGGCGGTCTCTTGTGTGACAACTTTGCCATCTCTGGCGCCGACGATCGCTGTGACTTCAGCCTGCTTCTCTGTGCCGGTTAAGGTATAGGGTTGCGGCCACTTCGTTTCGATGTACGCATCCGGATTCGGCAACGCCGCCGCAGAATTTACCTTCACGGGTTCAGGTTGTACCGGCTCCGGGGGGATATTCGCCGCGGCGTTCGATCCGGCCGAAGGGGGAGATTGCTGCGTGCGGTGCTGCTGCATCTGCGCGATGTTCTCTTGCGCCGCCGTGGCGCGTGCTCTGCGTTCGAGCAACTCCGTGAGCATGGCATCGAACGAGGGAAGCTGCACCTTCACCTTTTTGTACAGGCGCATCGCCAAGCGAAGCAGCGGCTCCAGACCGCGGTCGCCGTACGATAGTTTGAGGACGCCGATCATGCCGATCATCGCTTCGTTCAAGCGATACATCGCTGCCCCGGAGAGTTCGCTGCCTGCGGTTTCGGGGTCGATTCGTGAAGCCGCGCACACCTCGCGCGCAATGTGCCGCAGTTTATCGACGTACGTCTCAATCGCGACTTTGAGCCCATCGCCGCGAATCTCAAGCAGCTTGACATCCCCGCCTGCGGGAATTCGCAAGGTATCGGATGACGTTGCCCCAAGGGAATCTTCGGATCCGTCCCAATTCCCGCCACCGTCAGATGACGAGCCCGACTTGCCTTCGATTTCCGCCACTTGCGGGTCGCCGGCATAATCGAACGCCCTACCGGTTTGTGAGAGCGTGCGGTCAATGCGGAATTGAAAGTCTATCGCCGGCTCAAAGGTACACAGCCCATCAGGGAAAGACGCATCGCGATCCGGGCCGTTTGTGATCCACACGCCACAGACTTCGCCAATGTCGTGCTGAAATGAGCGATCGTTGTCCTTGGGCCACTCCGTACGCTCGTTGAAATCATCCGAATCGTACAGCCATTTCGGAATCGGCTCGCACCAGATTTCGCTGTTCTGTTCCAAACGTAGGCGCATGGCCCACCATTCGGAGGATTGACCGGCGTTTGCCGTGGCCTGCATCCGTAGCCGCGCCGCCTTGGCGGTTCGGCCGTACTTGTACTGCTGCCACTTCAACTCTAAGGCGTCAACGTCGTACCCGCGAGCACGAAGATTGTCCGCTTTGACAAAATACGTGCGCTCAAGCGATTCTAGTTCAGTCGGGGCCCACGATTTGAACACCGGAGAGCACTCGACGGCATCCCATACCTCAATAAAATACCGTCCGGGGCCGCTCTGTTTGGCTTGCGGATCTCCACTCCTAAATGTATTCTTAGCCAGAACCCGCAGAACGATCGCGACGGAACCCGACTGACCATGCAGCGAGGCTTTCCAAAGGTGCCACCACAGGTTCGTGTCTTTGATGAACGCCATGATCCATGCGTTCGTCGTGTCGTCGTTCCGAACAAAGGGAACCGGGCGGCGCCCTTCACCGAAGAGCATGTTTGCAAAGCCGCGCGCCACGATGAGCGGGAGACGGTCCTGCACCGAAGAGCGGCGATCGTCGAGGGAGATGCGCTCATCGGTCTGGTCATTCTTGAATTCCCGCGTGAACGGGTTCGCAACATGATCGTACAGTTTACCGTCTAAGGCGAGGTCACGCGCGTTCAGGAGACGTTGCCGGTCACTCCATTTGCGAGGCTGCGCCGACTTGATCTTCTCGCGGAAGAACTTAAAGTCCACGCTGCCCCCTTTCCGTCAATTATCGGCGCGGGTCGGCGCCTTGTGCCGGTGCAGCGACCGGGAAGTCTTCGGCAATCGGATATGAGAACGCGTCACCGAAATGGGTGTTCGTCGCACCGTCCTCGGCCTTCTTGACCAGCGGATCGGACGTACCGGGTTTGTAGAATTGCGAATTCAGGTCGATCGCCAGGTACTTGCAGCGCGGATGAATCACCACGCCGATCTCGCCCAGCCCGTTGACGAGTTTCGCGTTCGTTGCGTTGTACCGGTTGCGTCTGAGTGGAGCCGCGGGTGGAATTCTACGCGAGATGCTCAGTCCGTACGAGAGCAGCCCTTTACGCAGCGCTATCCAATCGGATTCCCCGGTCTGTCGACTGCGCTGGTCCCCGGAAGGATCTCCGTAGAGCACTAGGCCGTTTCTGCGGGCGATTTGCAGGGGCAAAACGCGGTTTCCGAATTCCTGAGCCGCATGTTCGATGCGCGCGTCGCGAATTCTCATCTCGTCCAGCACGTACATGACGACCGCTTGAAATCCGGCGACCTTTACGCGGCGCCACTGAAAAATAATCGTGCAGAGCGGGTCGATGTTGAAGTCTTGCGACCAGCACACTTCACTGTTCGGGTCCCACTCCAGTGCGGGAATGCCGTAGTCTCTCGCCTTGGAGGCATCAACGATGTGCCTCCCGCGCGAGAACGAGCGCCAAATCTTGCCTTTGCCGATGTCACCGAAGTTACCCTTGAGTTCGATGTCCACCAGTTCAGGGTCCATCGTTTCAAGCAGCGTTCGAATGTAGGCTTTCGAGAGAAACGGGTTGTCGAAGGTGCTCGATGTGAACAGTTTCATTGGCGGCGCCGCTTCGGATGATTCCGTACACTCTTGCTCGATCGCTCCGACCAAGGCCATAAGTTCGTCGTCCGCTTCATTTGGCGGTTTGGTCGTGAAGTCAACCAGCCAATGATCCGTCGTGTGCGGAGGGTTGGCCGTTACCCAGAGCTGCTGTCCGATGTCCCCGTACACATCCCGCGTACCTTCGTAGCCGCGCAGGCGGCCGAGGATTGTCAAGAAGGCCATCTTCGGCCAGACGTGCCCTTCATCTAACCAGGCGAAATCGACTTCCAGTGAACGGAAGAGTTCGTAGTCATCGGCGGTCCAGCACTCGATCTTCGCTCGAATGAGTTGCGGGCCGACCCACTTCTGCACGATAACGTACTTCTCGCGGATACGGTCGACGTATTCAAAACCCCAGTGTCTACACCGGGCGAAGAACGTCATCATCGTTCCGCTTTTGAGCTGCGCGAACGTGTTCGAAAGGATGAAGTAGCGCGCGAGCGGGTAGCGGATGATCGTGGCGAGCAGTTTATCACTCGCGACATAGGTCTTCCCGGTTCCGATTCCC